CGTAACTTACACCGTACGGCGGGTCTGTGTTGACAAGGTCTGCCTTCTCGCCGTTCATCAGTTGCTCGATGGTCTTCTCGTCTGTTGCGCTGCCGCATATCAAACGGTGAGGTCCGAGGAGCCAGAGGTCGCCTGCTTTTGCCATCGGAACGTTGGCAGCTGGCTCGACTACGTCTGCCTGGTCATCCACCGTGTCGTCGGCTCCTTCAAGCGATGCGATAATTTCCGCGATGTCCTCTGCGGTGTATCCGGTAAGTTCGACCGGCGCTTCTCCTGTGTCCATGTCGTTGATAAGGTCAACGAGGCGCCCGGTGTCGAGCGTGGAAAGTTCCGCCAGTCTGTTGTCGGCTATGAGGTCTGCCCATTCTTCGGCGTCGTTTGCGTATTCCTGGTAATCAACCGGCACCTGCGTCCAGCCCTTTTTGATGGCTGCCATTAGGCGTCCGTGTCCTTTTACGATGAAGCCGCTGTTCTTGCTGATTGTGATGGGCTGTCTCCAGCCTGTTGATTCGATAATACTTCCCAGCAGGGCGACCTGTTTATCGTCGTGCTGGTTCGGGTTCTTCGGGTTCGGTATGACCTTTGTTATGTCTGCCACTTCGTCGTGGCTGCAAAAGACCGGCACACCGTCGGCGGTGGTCGCTTTCGGTGTTGCTGTGGTCTCGTAGTCGATACCGATGAAGGTGTTCTTGACTTTCTTTTTAGCCATTTCGTTCAATCCTCCATGCTATCATTTTATCATTTTTCTTTTGCCGATTAAATGCCCATTTTTTGCACCGTGCTTGTTTGGTGCTTTCATCATTCAGTTTTGAGGCTGTCAATTCCGAAAATCAAGGCACTAATAGGCTTTATGGCTGCTGTGATGTCTTTGTAAACGGTGCGCGCTTCGACGTTCTCTTTCTCCGCGATTTCCTGGGCAGTTAATTTTTCATCGTCAATATACATTGCCATTATGGTGCGGTAGCGTCTGGTTTCTTCCGCTTTGCCGGACTGCTCGGCGCTTATCTTGTAAAAGCGGAGCATTTCTTCGATGTGGTGTAGTATGATGATGGTTCGCTGCTGGCTCTTTTTGATGCCTTCGACGTAGTTGCCGTTGCCCAGCATTGCGTCGTCCAGTCCGTCGAGTATATCGATGGCGCTCTCTTTGACCTGCTTTGCGTTGTAAATTGCGCCTTCGGCGTGTTTCTTGAAAGAACGGTAGTTTTTCAAAAGGAGGCGGGTGTTGTGGAGCCTGCGGTCGTATCGGCTCTTACGCGCTTTTTCCTTTTCCTCCGTGATGTAGTCCATCGCCGCGCGGACGCCTACCTCGATTCCTTTTTCGATTCCGCGTGCCGTTGCGATTTCGAGCATCCTCGCCCCTACCGCTGCGTAGTTTTCGCCTACGCTCCCCATGCTCTCTTTGCTGTTCATTTTGTTTCCTCCCTTCGAGTGTTATTTTAGAATGGCAGGTCTTCGTCGTTTCCGACTTCTGCGAAGTCTGCGCTTGCCTGGGTAGAGTATGACGGTACGCCTGGCGCCTGGGTATCGCTTTGCGGTTTGGCGTCTGCAGGTTTAATGTCGATTATGTGGAATTCTACGGCTTTGCGTTTCTTTCCGGTGTCTTTTTCCTCCCAGGTTCTCGTTCTGGCTGTTGCCTGGACGGTTACCTTGCGACCTTTTCCGAGGTATTTGCTGCAAAATTCGGCGGTGTTTCTCCAGGCTACCATATCGAGCCAGTCAGTCTCGCCACGTTCTGCATCTTTTGCTTTTGGTCTTTCGACTGCAAGCGGGAAGGTTGCGACTGCTATTGGGTTGTTTCCGGCGGTCATTTTCAGCTCGATGTCGGAGCCGATGCGTCCGGTGTAAATGCATACGTTAATGTCTGCCATTGATTTCGTCCTCCTGTTCTATTTTTTCGATTGTTGCCTGCGGTATGGTAACGATAGGAAGGTGCAGGCGTTCCGCCAGTTCGATTTCGGCTCTCATTCCTTCGCTGGGCTTTCCGAATACCCAGACCTCGTCGCACTTTTTCAAAAGTTCCAGCGCCATCTCTCTGCCGAGGTTCCTTTCGGAAGGGTGGCGGTCGTCAAGGAAAGGCGAAAAGTACAAATGTGGGCATATCGGTATGGCGTGGCTTGCGACTGCTGCGCGGCAGTATGCGGTTGCTTTGCGGAGGTTTTTCTTGATTATCTCCTCAAGCGGTCCGATTTTGTCACCTTTGAGTGGGCTGCAAATGTAAACGACGCGCTCGGTTCGGATGAAATGTCCGGGTTGCCAGCCTGCACACCGGCGCTGCTCGCCGGGTGCGTACTGGTCGCAAGATGCGGAGTTGAGGTCTTTGGTGTGTTGTCCTGTTCTGCAGTTGCCGCAGAATTCTATCGGATATGGGTTTCTGCTCATTCGTTGCTCCTTTCCGGACACCAGGGCGGCGATGTTCTTGCGTATCGTGCCGGGATGCCTGTCTTTTTTCTCTGGCAGGTGCGGTGGAGTCCTCGCTTTCCGACCTGCTCGCTGGTGCAGTCTGCGCATTCGCTGCATCGGGGTATCGGTTTGTCTTCTCTCTGCAGCTGCGGAGGGAATTCTTGAGTAAGGATTTCGCAGTCGCAAACTTCGCGCATCGTGTCGCTGTCTTTGATGAGGACTGCGGCTCCGTTTACTCTGGCGGTCTGGATGATGTTTTTCACCCATTCTCGCTCTGGCTTCACTCTGCCTCTGCGGTTTCCTGTTTCGGCGCCGGTGATTATCCACTTAATGTTTGGGATTTCGCTGACTTCAAATGGCGCCTGCAGGGGTTCGATTGATAAAAAGCAGTTATGCAGGGTGGAGGAGAAGAATGTCTGCTCCTGTCTGGTTATCGTGGTTCCGTACCAGTAGTTGTCGCCCATGGGCAGCCTGCCGGCTTTGCCCAGGTCAACGAGGCGCTGCGGGTTCTTCGTAAGGAAGAGGTAATTGTGCCACGGCGCCGCTGCGCAGGCGTCAAATACTCGGTCTATCCATTCGTCCGGTACCCAGTCTCCGAAAAGGTCCGCCATGCTGCAGACGAAAATGTTCGCCGGTTTCTTTTTGTCTCTCGGCTGTTGGAGTCGGTATTCGTGAAGCGTCGGTTCAAATCCGAGGGGGAATTGAAGGAGCGCTCCGGTTTCGTCGCGGAACGGTCCGCGTAGGGTGTAGAGGTTTCTCGGTGCGTCAAATTCGACCTGGTCGCTGCCTCTGTTGATTCTAACGTCGCCGCAGAAGCGCTTTGCTATCTTCCTGGCGTAGCAATATTCGCAGGTGTGGCGGCATCCGGTGACCGGGTTCCAGGTGAAGTCGCACCAGTCTATCGGGCTTTTGTTCATCATTTCGTGTACCTCCTTTAGAAGTAATCTGTGGGTTTTCTTTGTAGCATTTCGATGTAGTGCGCTCGGTCCATGTCTCGCACTCGTTTGAATGCGGAAAGGATGAGCCACTTTTGGTCGCCGTCCGTCATTTCTCGGAAGACGGGGCGGCGCTTGGTGCGCAGCCCCTTATAAACGCCTTTGTGGAGGTACACCAGGATTCCGATGCCTTCCGGCACCAGAGGCTCTATCTCTTTGAATAATTCCTCCGGCACGGCGTAAAAGTTCAAATTGCCGATGAAGTTGTGACCGTGTTCGCTTTTGAAGTCTGCCTTCGTTACCTTTATCTCGATGCAGGTCAGCAGGATTTTCGGTGTTCCGTCTTTGCTTACGCCGTTGAGCCTGCAGGACTTCTCGTCGCAGTAAAGGTCGAGCTTGCCGGTCATGTCCTTGCCCTTCGGGCAGAGGATTGTCGGTCGCAGTCCGTCTTTTCGCCATTTTGCCGGTCTGCAGATGTTTCGGTATTCGACGTCGCCGAAATATTCCGAAATTCTCACCGCGTCAATGATTCCGCCGGATGTGGTTCCGCAGTCCACCGGGACTTCGAGTGCTGTGTGTTGCGCCCGGAATTTGTTCACCTTAACGTCCCCGATTCTGTCCGGTCTCCAGTCCTTGACCGCCTGCTCGATTTCTCTGGTGAGTTCTGTCTTCATCGGATTATACCGCCAGGGCGGTAGTGGCATCCTTCTGCCAGCGTCTCGTATCTTTCACGGTGCAGGTTTAGTGCTGCTATGATGCCTCCTGGTGTGAGGTCGTAGTTTTCCTTTACCCATTCCGCTGCTTTGGCGTTGAAGTCGCCGATTACGTCGCTCTTGACCGTTACGCTCACAGGCTCCGCTACGCCGATGGCGTATGCGATTTGAATTTCGCACCAGCGTAGTTCGTATTTCTTCAAAAGGTCGCAGGCGATTTTGCGTGCCATGTATGCGCCGCTGCGGTCAACCTTCGAAGGGTCTTTTCCGGAGAAGGCTCCGCCTCCGACCGGGCAATATCCGCCGTATTGGTCGCACACGATTTTTCTGCCTGTCAGTCCGCAGTCTGCGGTCGGTCCTCCGATGGTCCAGGCTCCCGCCGGGTTTGCGATTACCTCGACCTTATGTGTGTCGATTCCGAGGTTCCATAGGATTTCGTGTATCATGTGTCGCACCGCCTCGACGATGAATTCTTCTTTATGGCAGGCGCTGACGACGATTTTCTTCACGCTCTCCGGGAGGTTCGGCTCGTCGAGGTCAACGGTAACCTGGCACTTGGCGTCGCCTTTGAACGG